CTGCTCATGCAGTGGCGCTCCGCATGTGCCGCTGAGAAGCTTGCTGCAAAGGACGGCGATTCCACAGGGACCAGTCCTACCGACACAAACAAGAACGGCGTCGCCGATGTACTCGAAGGGCAGGGCGATGTTACGTCGCCGGGTAACGGAAGCACGGATGTTGCGAGTGCAAAGAAATGGGGCATCGGCGTCTCTTCCAGCATGCTTGACACTAGTGACATGTTTGGTGGTGGGTCGTGCCCGCAGCCGCCAACCATCGTGATTATGGGCAAGTCGGTCAGCGGCTCAGACGTGCCGTATTTCTGCCAGCTCGCTGCGGTCATGCGCGCGCTTATCTTGGTCTTCGGCGCATACCTTGCGCTCCGCATCCTCATGGGGGGTGGCTTCTAATGATGGTCTGGACATGGATCGCAAAGGCGATCATTCACCTTATCGGTTCCTTCAAGGAAGCTGCGGCTGGCATCGTTGGGCGTGTGCTTGCGACGTTTGGTCTCACCACGGTCACGTTCAACGCCATCCTTCCCAACCTCAAGCAGACGGTAATGCAGTACGTGGGTGGCCTTGATGGCCCCGCCATGCAGATGCTGTCTTACCTCGGCGTCGGCACTGTCATGTCCATGGTGCTTTCCGCACTCACTGTCCGGTTGACGTGGAAGGTATTCATTGTTCCCAAGGCCGTGGCCGACCAGCTCGGCGGAGGCGCGTCATGATCTATTGGTATACGGGCCAGCCTGGACACGGGAAGACCCTGCACGCCATTGAGCGTCTCCTTGAGTTCAAGGATCAGGGGCGCATCGTTTACGCCTGTAATATCCGTGAGTTCGACTATGCGAAAACGGGCGTCCTTGAGATGACGCCCGAACAGTTCCGTGACTGGCCTGCGTTCTTGCCCGATGGTGCCGTTGCGCTTGTCGATGAGGCATATGAGCATCAGATGCTGCCCAAGCGCGCACCGGGCGCAAAGGTTCCGCACCACGTCGAGCAGCTTGCCAAACACCGGCATCGCGGCCTTGATTTCATCTTCGTCAGCCAGTCGCCGGACAAGCAGTGCGATCAGTTCGTGCATGACCTGATTGAGCGACATGTCCACGTGCGCCGTCGCTTCGGCACGAAGTTCGTGCACCTGCGCGAGTTCGACCGATTTGAGGCCAACGCGGAGAAAGCGATCCCGTTGACGGTCAAGCGTAAGACGCTGCCCAAGCGCCCAATGGGCACGTACAAGTCGACCGAGTTGGACACCACTCAGGTCCGTATCCCTTGGTACTACTTCGCGCTGCCGATCCTGCTCGTTGGTGGCGTGGCGTTGATGTACTACGCGTTCGGGCGCATGGGAGGCCGGATGGGCGGCAATGCCATCAAGCCGGAAAT